AATGCACCAGTTAATGCTTTACCAACTGGATTTCTAACAATATCAATCCCTGTAATTAATTCATCGCCGTATTGTTCTAATATCTTTTTAACATTTGGAGGCATTCCAGTATCTCCAGTATATACTTTATGGGCAATATCTTTTGCTGTATTATATGCACTTGTTGCAGTTGATTTTATTCTATCTCCTGCTTTTCTAAATGCACCTTTTACATCATCTAAAAAGCCTTCACCTTCCATATCAGAATCGCTATCACTGCTATCGCTACCGTGGCAAATATCAATTCTTAATACTCCTCCTCCATTTATTGGTATTTTTAATTTATGGTAATGTTGATAATCTAAACCTTTATGAGTCTTACTTACTGAACCCTTATGTGCATCAAATGGCTTATATGTCTTCTTAACTAGATGACCATTATCGTGAAAAACTTTATCCCCTTTCTTAGTTGTATAATTTAGATCACCTTTATGGGTTTTACTCTTTGAGCCTTTTACACCGACACCATCTTTTATAGGATGGCCATCTACAAAATGTATATATTGACCTTTTCTGCCTGGGTTCATTCCCATAAATTGTTTATCCTGTTGACTATCTTTTAAAAATCCCTGCGAATCATAATATCCATCTGGTCTAACAGCACCGCCTTTCTTTTTTGCTGGCATTATTCTTTTTAATTCTTTGTAAATTAATTTTATTTGTGATAGTCAAAAAAATAAGATTATATTTAAAAGGATATCCTTTTTTTTGACTTAATTAATTAAGCCTTTTAGAAAAAGGCTTTACCCAAAACTAATTAGCGGGGTTAAAGGGGTAAGACCCCTATTTTTGAATAAATAAAAATTCATTACTTGCTAAAGCAGTTAATACTGTAAATTTTCCAGCGATGAATTCAAACAATCCAGCGGCGGAATTTGAAGCAGTCCCAACACTGAAGAAAAGAATTTGCTCTGTGTCTGCAAATGAACCTTTATCATTTCCAGCAATGCCAACTGCATTTACTTTAGTATGGCCATATGCTACTGGAGAATATGGAATACTTTTTAGATTGGCAACCAAAGCATATGAAGTATTTACAGTTGTTGCAGATTGATAATCAACACTATATGTTTTGCGAGATTTATACCAAGATGCTGCATTTGGTGTTAAGTTATCTGTTTTGGTATACACAGCGAAAAAGGGACAACCCAATCCAGTTGTGGCTGATACATTATAAAAGTTAAGCATAAGGCCTTTAACATCAGCAACGGTCATACCAGCATCAGGCTGAATATACCAGTTAACTTTCTTATTTAATTCGTTTTTAAAAAACCAGCCACTATATGGTGTAACATTAGATACTACGGCTGGGATATAATCAATCATTTGTTGTGAATCTGCATAAACACTTGCTACATGATATAATGGAACGGTGATAATTAATGGCTGTTTATTTTTAAGAACTAAGATATCGGCTTCGTCTATGTCCAATCTTGCTTTAATTGCAGTATCAACTGCTTCCAAATCTGATAATTTCGCCAATTCAGTTACATCAACGGCCGCCAAATTAGAAATCTGAGTCGTGTGTAAATCTACCAATGCCTTATAATCAACTCCACTAAATTTAATAGAATCGCCTTCTAAAACAACATTTTTAGCATTGCCTACAGTTTCAAACTTTTTAGAATAAGTTCCTGTTTTATCTGCAATTAATACATTAGTTGGTGGGCTGGTAGCAGAGCATGCAGACAATACAATTTGAGTATCTCCATCAGATCCAGATGCATTTAATAATACGGTTGAGCCTTTTGCCTTAAACAAATATGAGCCTTTTGATGTTGTTGCAGATGATGGTACTGATGTCAAAATTGTAGTATTTTCCAAATTGCAACCCATTGCACTATCAACAGAAAGACTTTTGTCATAGCCCAAATAAGAGGTAAATACAACTGGTTGATTGCTTGCGGTCGACATTTATAAATGTTTAATTTGAAAAACAAAAAGATGTAATTATATTTATACAATTATACTTTTCAAAAAAAATATTAATTAAAGCCATTGCATAGGAGCCATTGCATAGGCATCGCTTGGGGTTAAAGGGGTGAAACCCCTAGCATCGCTGTTTTGCTATGGTGGTACTAATAAATAAGATTGAGTGAAATCGGCATATATTAAATTTAGTTTATTTACAACCAATTCAACTGAGTTTGTAGCAGATGCAGAATTTGTTCCAATAACAACGGCTAAAATATTATCTGTTTGAGAATATGTCCCACGAGGATTATTTACTGTAGATGGCTCATATTGTATTTGAGTTTCATAATTAGATGGGATTAAACTTTTATCAATAATGCATACACCTTGATAATTTGTGTTTGCTATAGGTGTAATAGTCTGGTCAAAAACATAAGTCATGGAAGAATGAAAGAATCCTGGTGCATAGTCATTTGAACCAGTAGGGCGAGTATATACAGTTAAGTACAAAGTGTCATCGTTACTGGTTGTAGCCCCATTAAAAAAACTAATAGAAATGCCTTTCAACTCTGCGACGGTTGTGGTTGTGGATTTTGGTGGAAAATACCAGTTGATCTTGGTTCCGCTTAAAATATTTTTAAAATACCATCCTGAATACCCATAAGCATTTCTTATTCCTAATCCATTTGCTGGGGCGATACCATCTGCATAAATTAATGGCGATGAATAAATTAATGTTGGTGTAACTTGATTCATTTTTACATTGATGCCATTAAAAGTCAAATCGGTTGCAGATAAAATACTTGAATTATTTGCTGTATTTGTTAATGTTAAAGTTTGAGAGGTTAATTGTGATTGTTCAGTTGATGAGAGTTTATTTATTACTATTGATGATGTATTTGATGTATTCCAATATTGAGGGTCTGACATTCTCATTATAGTTGAATAAATTCTAATTTGAGTATTGTTTATATCATTACCTACACTTAAATTATCAGATTGAACATATGAGGTTTCAGATGTAGCATTATTTCTTACTATTAAATTCGATTGAGTGGCATTTAATTGAATACTGTTAGAAGAAGATCTTAAAGTTATTTCATTTGAATTAAAATTTATATTTGTTAGATTAGAATCATTTTTTAAGACTGTATTTAATATTGAATTATCTTTATTTACTTCAAAATATTTTACTGGTGTATTAGCATTACTTACATTCCAAAATTGATGGCCTCCATTTCCGCTACCACTCACATTTAAAAATTTAAGAGCCTTTGATGTGTCATCTGTATAATGATAATGACCTAATGAATCTCCTGTTGTTGTTGTAGGAAAATCAGTTAATGCTGGTGACCCATTAAGATTTGATGCTAACACTCCCCTATGGGCGATATTCCCTTGATTGTCTGAAAATTGTAGTGATGTATTTTCGTATTGATAAACTATTGACATTGTCTCTGTTATATTTATATAAATATTTTTTTGATTATTTTAATTATTATGAATTTTATTTTAAACAGTTATATTACCCAAACTTGCTAAAGTAAAAGTTAAAGTATTACCACTACCAACATTATAAGGCATATTAATTTGTAAAATGGGATTTCCTATTTGAATCCATGAATAACCAGCTAAATTAACAGCACCAGTATTACTAGTAGTGGCAATTTGACCACTTGTTGCTACTGGTGGATAACTAGGAAAAGGTGCTACACTAAACTGTAAATAACATAAAGGGTCATTTGCCGCAACATTTGCAGTTATAGTTATATTGATAGGGTAATTTAAAAATATAGCCTGTCCAGTTGAAGGATAATATGTGCTAATTTGTGAAAATCCTGAATTTAATGTTATATTTGTAGGACTTAAAAGAGTATAATTACTAATTGTACTTGAAATATTATATGGTAATTGATTTATAGTAGCAACTTGATTACCGTTATATTTTGTAGCGGCTGAAAAATTTATTTGTCCTGTAAAAGTTTGTGGTGTAGAAGTTGTTAATTGTGCAAAGTTAGAAGTTGATGGTTGATTAGCAATGACAAATTCGGTTGTTGCTAATGTAGTGTTATTAGTCCCTAATGGTTGTGTTGTTGCAGTTGAAGATGACCCACAATTAGTAATATTATTAGAGTTCATATTTACATTAGCAGTAAAACCAACAAAGCTCTGACCATTACCTTGTATATTATTTACTTTTAAAGGAGCACTACCAACTGAAACACCAGATCCACCAGCACTAAATACTTGACTATAAATTCCACCAACTGAACCCCATATATTTGTAGCATTCCAAGTTATTTGCATGGGACTTACTACACCATTATTATTATCATTCATTTGAAAATATATTTGAGGAGATGTATTGTTTAATGCAGTATTACGAATAGTCATAATTTGAGGGTTTAAAGTTGCACTATTTGCTATTTGACCAATAGTACCAATATTAAACTGGGGTGAAGTAACTGTTTTAGCATTGGTAATACTCATATTGTTCATACTTAAATCAGTATAACATATACTTCCTGTTGCATTTGACAGGGTTAATAAAGCATCGCCAGCATAATCTATTAAATTTAAATCATTAGCATCTGTATATACATTTTCTAAGCCATAAAGTGCTTTTCCATTCATATCAATAGGATTTAAAGACCTTGCACCTACGACACCTGTTGTAATAGTAACTGGATTTAATGTAAAACTTGCAGTAGGATTTCTAACAGTTAAACCTCCTGAAGATTGAGCACTGTAAAGAGTCAAATCAACACTTGGAGATGGGTCAATATAAAGTGAGGCATTATCAGAATTAGCCGTATTTGTTATTTTTATTGGTGCTGTTGTAGCGGTTGTACTATTATTTTGTTGAAATGTATTTTGATAAGGTGCTAAAAATATATTATCTGTATTTAACTGTGCATAGTTAGCCTCAATGAATGCGGTTGTCTGGGTTGTATCATCTCCAAAGGTTACACCACTGGCGAATTTTTGAATATATGGTGAAAGAAAAGTATTATCTGTATTTAATTGTGCATAATTTGCTTCAATAAATGCAGTCGTTTGAGTTGTTGTATCTGGAAAAGTTACACCAACTAATGCAACATTAATTCCATTATTAAATGTGGCTGTTTCAGAAAATGATGCTGGCTGTTGTGCCGTAAATGCACCAGCCACAATAGTAGCTCCCATAGTTTCAGCACCTTGAGCCGCTGGAAATTGTAGATAATTTTGAGCCAAATATTCCTGATCAACTGGAGCATTCGGATTAGTCCAATCATCAGGATTAAATCCACCATTTCCACCAGATGGCGGAGGTTCAGCTGACATTATTTATTTTTGACAATAATAAATATATTTATATATAATACATATTATATTTTTTGTAAAATATATTATAATGCCACCTAAAAAATCAAAATCTGAGAGCAGTGGCTCAAAGCCAACTGGAGAACTTATAAACTGGTATGAACATATGCCAAAGAAATTCATTCGAAAGTATCACAACCCACATTATGATGTGCATCATATTTCTATTCCGTTCCGCCTCTGTATAATAGGTCGCAGTGGTGCAGGCAAGACGCAATCATTGATGAACCTAATAAAGACCATGACTGATACATTTGAAAAAATATATATCATTACTAAAAATAGTGATGAGCCAATATATAACTGGCTAAAAGATAAATTTAAAGATACAAAAGAAATTGAAGTTCTTGAAGGTGTTGAAAATATTCCAGACATTGATAAATTAGATAAAGAAAAGCAATCTTTAATTGTGTTTGATGATCTTGTTAATGAAAGAAATCAGAAGCCTATGGAATCATATTTTTTAAGAGCAAGAAAGAAAAATGCAAGTATGATTTATATCAGTCAAGATTATTATTCTATTCCTAAAATGATTAGAAACAATATGACATACTTAATTATTAAACAAGTTTCAAGTATGAAAAACTTAACTATGATTGCCAGAGAATTTTCTTTAGGTTTAGATAAAAAGAAACTAACTGAGATATATCAGCATGCAACCGCAGAAGTTCCAAGTTTTCTAATGATTGATTTAGAAGGAGAGCCACAACATAGATTTAGAAAAAACTTTACAGAATATTATGAAGTGCCAGATACCAATTAATTTAATTGTATATTTTTTTCAATTCTTTAATATATACATAATAAATTTTTTAACTTATTTTTTTTTAAAAGTACTTTTCAGAAAAACACCTTTTGAGAAAAGGCTGACCCAAAAATAGCGACGACTACGCAGTGTCATGTCAAAAGAGCTAAAAGTCGATGCAAGAATTTTGAGAAATGATATTGTTAGAAAGGCCGCGGTTGCTAATATGACCAATATTGCTAAGCAAAGAGCAGATTTAAAGCAAGGGATTATTGCAACCCCACCTGATACAAAATCCGCAACAGAAATATCAGAAGATAGAACTGTACAAGCAGCCGATGCACTAAAGAATTTAATTGATTTGGGTTTTAAAGATTCTGATGCTCAATCCATTGCCAGTGATTTAACCCACGAACAAAGAGTTGCATTTAATAGAGCATATCCACAAATTCAGAATGATTTTTCATCAAGATTTTCAGTAAGAAATTCAACTCCAGAATTCTTTATAGAATATTTGAAAAATTATCTGAGAATATTAAAAGCAACTGGGGGTATACCAAATAGTATTGGCTATTTACAAGATAATATTGTTACAACCCCAACTGATTTATTAAAATTAATACTCACATCTGAATATATTGAAAGATTGAGAGACATATTAACTAACGACTACGGTCTGTCAATGTTAGATAATCAACTAAATGCTACATTAGATGATTTAGCAGCGGTTTTGCCATCATCTCAAGTGATTGCAGATTTAAATCAGGCTATGATATCAGATCCAGTTTTAGGATTTGAATCAATTCAAGATATATTGCAGTTATTAACTCCATTACCGTCTAAAAAGGTAATTCAAAAAATATTAGATGAACCACACTCAACAGCCGCACAAAAAACACAAATAAGAATTGATTTGCTTGAAAAATTAGATGTATTAGAAAACAATACATATTATGCTCTTCCTGCGATATATAGAGATTTAGCAGCAGCCGCCGCCCCTCCTCCACCAGTTCCAGTAATAGGAGCACCTCCACCATTAGGAGGCCAACCAGTATTACCATTAGGAGGCCAACCAGCACCAGTAGGAGTACCCCCAGTAGGAGGTCAGCCAGCACCAGTAGGAGCACCCCCAGTAGGAGGTCAGCCAGTATTACCAGTAGGAGGCCAACCAGTATTACCAGTATTACCAGTAGGCCAGCCATTACCAAGAGCAGCATCTCCACCACCAGCAGCAGCCGTATCGTCATCGGTTTTAACTCTACCAAAAAGAACAGCTAGAACTGCATTGCTTTTAATATCTAATTTTACAAACCCAATAAATCGCCAAGATTATGATGTGTATTTATATAAATATACAGACAAGGGTGCTACATTATTTGGATTAATTTTAGAGCCATTAGTAAGCGGTGCTAGTAGTAGCCCTCCAAGGTTAATTAATAAATGGGGTATTGATGGGTCTGAAATGGCAGCATTGTTTGCTAGATATAATTACGAAATATCTAATACCGCATCTGGAACTTCATTTAATATATCAGCATTGGGAAATGTTGATACCGCATCATTAACTAAATTATTGGATAGAGTATCTAAATCTCCAGCTGGCTATCGTACAAGAACATTTTCAACGGCGGAAATGTCTAATATGACAAATGAAATATATGAAGCAGGAAAGGCTGGGTTTGGTCTTAAATCAAAATCTAAACCAACATCTAAACCAACAACAGGATTAAAGCCAATAAGATTAGGCAAAGGATTTAAAAATAAAGATGACCCATATACAATGTATGACGAAGAATTAAAACTAACTCCAATTAATCCAGCTGATGTAGTTAAAAAACCACCAAAGAAACCAGCCCATAAAGTATCAGAAGGTATAGACGGTGATGAATATCAAAAATTTGATGATAAGGCAAATAGATATATTGCACTTGGTAAATATGCAGTCAATATGAGACAACTCAAAAAAGGTGTATTGCAAATTGTATATAAAAGTTTAGCACCAATGCAAACATTTCCATCAAAAAAAATAAGCAGTGAATTACAGCAATATTTATTTGAATTGCTAACAAATCAAAAATCTTTACCAGCATTATATAAGCATGTTCCAGAAGAGGATAAAAAGATGTTTGAAAAGATAGCAATATTTGCTGGTGTATTTGATAAATTAAATTTGCCTAGAGTAAACTCATTAGAAGATGAAAAAAAAGAAATGGATAGATTTAAATTATTACACGGCGAATTTATTGCAGGCAATGATAATGTCGCAATCGCCAGAGAATTAAGAAGTCTAATTTTAAAGTTTTTAGCCGATAATAGAATAAGTAAAGCAAAGGCATATGAATATCTTTTAGAATTAAATAATGCATGACATTGCATAGTCGTCGCTGGGGGTTAAAGGGGGTAGAACCCCCTAATAATGCCTAAAGTCATCACTCTCCCAAATATCATTTAATTCTTCTACATTTTTTTTCATATCTGTAGTTGTACCCCATAGGATAAATGCGGACAGAGTTGATGCACTAGGAACAATCCAATGTAACAATTCTCTTTCATTTAAACTACCATAATGCCTCGCCCAGTATGCTTTTCTTTTTGCCTTATTGCCATGATCTAAATATGTGCCATTTTTTGGATTTTCTAGGCCGAAATCTATTTTTTTTCCATCATCAAATATAGCTCTATATCTTTTACCCTTTCTTGGGCTGTCAATAATTTCTATTATTTT